CTTCATATAAAAATTATCAAGGGCAAGGTAGTAAGAATAGGCAATCAACATCTGCGTAATTTGATTGTCTAAGAGCTCTTTGTATCTAATTTTTCCTGGCAAATTGATGTCACCAGTTGCTACCAAATTTAACATAGTATCGAAAAAAAACGTGCCCAACGACTCTTGGAGAAATAGGTACTGGGCTTGACTAATACAGAACCGCAATTCTGAGCTGTCGACGTTTTCATTTATAGCCGTACTCTGCTTGAGCGTCTGTTCAGAAATTAGAAGAACTTTAGATGACATTTTGAACTGGTTTTAAGAACTCATTTTGCTCAATTTCAAGATTGACTTCTTCAAGGGGATACATGAGCTTTATTATGGGGTTTAGCTCCTTTAGCATAAACTCCTGAAGGGGCTGAATTGTGGTTTTCATGAACAACTCCTGTGCTGTTCTTAATTGGTCTGCTTGAGATGAGAACCCACTTGCTCCGCTAGGGAGACCGCAGATGGATGGGTCAGGGATTTGGTGACCTGCTAAAATGTTCTCTCTAACGAGCGCAAATATCTCTGCGAACATTCCACCCTGCAAAGTAGGAGATATGGTCGTAATGTCGGGCTTAACGCCCTCAGAGCCGTAGGATACGATAACCCTACCTGCGTTGGTTGGGCCGCTATAGCGAGCTTCCAATCTCCTTAGCACATCCTCCATATCATTCTGAGAGTCAGGTTCTTGAGGGAAGTTCACCCAAAGAGAAGGTTGTGCACCATTGAGGATTGAGTTGAGGTTGTATTCTGAAATGGCTCTTGACAAACGAACATCAGTGAATGCTGCCAGATAAGATGGTGACCCATAGAACTCCATACCTGGAGTGTAGTTGCGAATATGAAGGATTTGTCTGTCAGTGAAATTTTGTGGGTCAAATTCTACAAACTCTACGAGCCCTGCTTTACGATAGTTAAACCAGTCCCTACAATACAGCCATTTATCAGAATACAATTCTGCGTTGTCAGGAGCTTTAGCCCTCATATATTTTGCAGGAATTATGTGGATGCTGTCAATACCTTCGCGACGGTCCATGCGCCATGTCAATTCTAAAAAAAGATTGCCAGTGACCACATACTCAAAGAATATCTGCTTTGCTACATCATTCAAGGTTTCTTTTTTGTTAATTTTGTAGTCCTTAATAAACCCCCTACCAACAGCATTATCAACCTTGGTTCTAATAGCAGAAGAATGAATTGGCGAATAATCTACTGCCACATAAAGTTCCTCAGGCATAGCGTTATTTAGTCCCCACGACACAAAGGGGTGTGAACGATTTATCTTCTCCACAAAAACAGGAGAGTTGTCTACACCGAAAGAGAACGAATCAATTTTAGTCATTGTTTGGATTGTATATTATGTAGGTTGAATCTGAATTACCACTATAAGTAGTTGGGATGTTGAGGTTTTCCCCAACAACATTTACCAAAGTAGTATAAATTAAACCCCCACTTAAATCAGGGTTTAAATTACTATTTGAATTTTGTTGAAAAATCTCAAGGGTGTATTCACCAGGAATTAGATGCACATTTGTTTGACCACAAGAGGTGCTGCCAGTTAAAAATTGTGCTATTGAATCATCGGTGTTGATGCAAAAAACATCGTACGAGGGCGGGTATGAAACCGATGGAATAAGCCTAAAGGGAATGAAATACCATTTCTGACCTGAAAGTTTGTGGAACATATACCACAAATAATAAATCGTTCCACTAATAGTAGAGTTTCTGCTGCAAACTGCGGCTGATTCATTTTGTTGCCCTTGGTATATGTAAATCACTACCTTTTTGTTATTGCATATTTACGGAACGAGAAACCTCATACCAATCATCGCTGTCCCAAGATGCAAACTTTAAAATTGTTCTTGAAATAGTAGCTGTTATTGCACTAAAAGTTGGAGCAGTTCCACCGAAGTTTTTGTCAAAAACCCAAGTGCCACTTCCTGAAGCATTAAAGTTGATTGTAGCACCATCAAGGTATTCAATATAAAGCGTCATTTCACGACCAATATTACCATCATATGTAGGGTTTACTGCAATGTTGTAAGTTGCACCTGAAGTAGTCGCTAAAATGTTAAAATGGTCTTGATTTTTGACCTCCAAATTGATTGTCGTTGCTGAGTATGTGTCATAAGAACTTAAATAAGTTCCGAAGTTGACAAAGTTTTCAACTAAAGTTGTATCTTCTAAATTAGACCCTATGCTTCTACCTAATAATCCCAAAGCCACATTATTTCTACAAACCCCTGCTGAAGCATTTACGGTATTACCGCTACCACCAATAATCACATTTCTGTTTGATGAATAAGGGTGGTAATTGTTAAAGGAAGAAATAACAACATTACCAACACCAATTTGACTATCATAGGTGTTGCCTGAGCTACCAATTAAAACTGAATAAGCACTTGCACTTCCTAACGCACTTCCACCAGTTCCACCAATAGCAATTCCAAAAGGAGCATCTATGGTATAATTGTTTCCAACGCTAATTGAACCTTGACCTGAAAGGTTGTTATTTACACCAACAATTACCATATCGTCATTTGGGCCAAGAATGTCATTTGATGCACCCACTATTGTTGAACGCTCTGAGTCACCACCGCTTTGACCTAATTTGGATTGTGCACCAACAACAGTTGAGTCAGCTCCTGACACATAAGATGATGCACCAATTACTGAAGCATTATCCCTATCTTGGAATATGTCATAACCAATTCCCACACCATTATTACCAGCAACGACAGTGCTTTGTCCAATTGCGATAGTAGCAGTTCCAATCGCTCTACCATCTGTTCCTATTGAAATTGAATCAGTTACGGCAGCAGAGTTTTTACCAATTGAAATTGCTCTTGGTTGGTAGATTTCAGCATCAGTTCCGATTGCAATACCATCATCACGACCTGTTCCTTGGTCATGTGCATTTTTACCGATTACAACACAGTTTTCACTAACAGAATAAGCACCATTACCAATCGCTACGATTGAAGGTGCTGTGGTTGCACTTGCACCATTACCCAATGCTATGGAGTAAGCTGTGTCAGCGACTGATGGTAACTCAGTTAAAAAGTCGTTAGACTTCATTGAGAAGTTTCCAGCACCTTTGGTTAAACCAAGAACATACTCTAATTGTGATTTATTTGAAGTGGTCTCACCACTATTGTTAATTATAACCCACGAACCTATCGTATTTTGTGTGGTGGCAGTGAGTTGCGAAATTTTTAAGTTTGCCATTTTTAGATTTTATAAATTAGGTTCAAGGAGGTCACCTTGTTCAATTTCAATTATGTTTGAGTCTTCATACAATAAATAGTTTTGAACTAAGGGGCTTGCAGAAGGCGTCGGAGTGGTAGTTATTTGTGGAGTTGATGTCGGAGTTCCAGTTGGCGAAGGTGTTGGTAACACAGAAGTTGCTGTTGGCGAAGGTGTTGGTGGTATTAAACTGGCAGTTGGCGTTGGACTCGGTGTAATTGGAACAGCAGTTGCAGTTGGCGAAGGTGTCGGTGGTATTAAACTGGCAGTTGGAGTTGGCGAAGGTGTAATTGGAACAGCAGTTGCAGTTGGCGTGGGAAAAATAGAGGGCTCAAATCTGACAACTATATCCAACAAAGCTCTTTGTTCTCCCAAGTAATTTGAGAACTTCTTATTTAAGAAAACCCTGTTACCCATTATCAGTTAGTTTCTCCAGAAAAAAATTGTGTAAAGTAGTTTTCTGTATCTCCAGAAACAGGTATGTAAGGCCCACACCAATCTATCAGGGGTAAATCTTTAACCCATAGGTATTCAGGATTGGTTGTTTGCTGTATTTCTTGAATGGTAATAATCCAATTTGCAAGGCAATCTTGAACGGGGTTATAATATGATGCTGGCGCATATTCTTGACCCCTTAATAGGTCTGCTTCTTGTTGAGTTATTATTGCTACTTGTTCCATTTTTTAGAATACATTTCTGCCGAGTGAAGTTTGATAATTGTTTATAATGGTAGTAAATGTGCTGACCTCACTTGCGGTCATTCCACTACCCATAAATGCGAATGCTTGTGTGTTGTCGCTGTAATATTGAGGTCCACCTGCTGAGTTCATAGCAAAGATTATAAAATCTTTACTTGCAACTTGTAAAGCTTGTGTGTTTGTTTGGTTGGCAACACTTGTTCCGTTGCGATAAACATCCCTACGGGTAGTTCCTGTTGAAGAACCAATAGTCATTCCTGATGCGCTTGCTTGTGAAGTTGTAGATGCCCTACCATTAGGGAAGTCCCCGTGGTCAAATAGCGTGTTATTTCCTACGCCACTTGCTCTTTTTGCTGCAAGGGTAAGCGCATCATTAAGCTCTGGGCCAGCTGCTTCAAGACCCATATCATAAATCCTATCATTTGTGCCCTGTAAAGAGCAATAAACCCCAAGCGACGCTGGATTAGTTCCAAAGACACTATTACCATTCATTCCACCATTAGCATAACCATTAGTTCCATTACCTTTCGCTCCTAAAGAATTATGGGTAAATCCACCATTAAAGGTTAAATTATAGTTGTTTCTAGCATCTACGGCGTGTGCTGCCGCAACACCACCAACATAAGGATACATCGCATACAATTTATTCCACAAATTATTACTCATAATTTGCTGGAAGAATGTTATTGTGGCACCGGATATTGTTGGGGTTATTCCCGTTGCTCCTGCTTGGAGAATTTCTTCCAAATAAGCGTTTGCCTCAGTAGTTCCTGAAGCTATACCACTTGGCGTTGGAGTAGGAGTTGATGTTCCAGTTTGCGTGTTTGTAGGTGTTGAAGTTTGAGTATTTGTTGGAGTTTGCGTAGGGGTTCCTGTTTGGGTTTGAGTTGGGGTAGCCGTTAAGGTCGTTGTAGTGGTAGGAGTTTGCGTAGGTGTGTTCGTTGGAGTTTGTGTCTGCGTTGGGGTAGCCGTTAAGGTCGTTGTAGTGGTAGGTGTGTTCGTTGGGGTTCCAGTGGGTTGTGCAGTTACAGAAGGCGTAGGGGTCACCGTTTGACTTGCAGTGATTGAAACCGTTGGTGTGTTACTCGGGGTCACCGAAGGGGTCACTGGCACCCCACTTGTTTCTTCAGGAGCAAAACCCCCCAATGCAGAATTTGCTACCACTTCTGGTAACTTAAATGTGTCCCATCTGGGCATTCTTTTTCTTGGAAACATAGATTTTTTGGCTAAAAAAGGGGGACTTTCACCCCCCTGTTTTTTTTTGTATTATAGTTGAACTGAGATGCCGGTAAATACAGCTTGAAGAGTCGTAGAAACTACGATTTCTTGAGTAGCATTTGGTTCGCCACCTTGCATTGTAAGAGCTGAAAGCCCGTTCAAATCGGTGTATGCGAGTCCAGAAGCAATCGCGCCTGACGTAACTAGCGCGCCGTTAGACCAAGCAAAATTCCAATACCGCCCGTTGTTGTCCTTGAAGACACCCACGACATTGTTTTGGGATACTAAGTTTTGGAAAAGCAATCTAAGGTCTTTGTCAAGACGAGGTAGATTCATGACCAAAGTTGGTTGAAACACAACAGACTGAGCTGTGGTGTTTACGCCAATTTCTTCTGTGAATGAAGACCCCTGCTTAGTGAGCTCGAACTTGTACAATGTTCCAGAGCCTGATGCAGAAAGAATCTGCTCATCTCCGTTTTCGGTCCACCCTGAAATTGCTGAACCAGCACCTCCAAGTAACCAAATCGTATTCAGACCGCCTGTGCTTGCATTTCTGCAATCAAGCGTATAACCTGAACTAATAAAACATGACATAATTTATAAGTTTTTTATTTGAGTTTATTTTTTTTAGAGGGGTTCATTAAGAAGCTCTGAAGAATGAGTCAACGCTAAAGCAGCCAGCTCCGTACGTCGTCCTTACAGACAATTTCACGATATCCTGGAAGGGGTCGTACTGCATGCGTTCGCTCATCTGAGAGCCATTCATTCCTACGAACATATACTGAGCAGGTCCTCCCACTACAAGATTTTGACCTGTCAAAGCTTGAGTTGGAACAACTCTAACATTGGTTGCAGGAAGGATTACTCCCCACTCGTTTCCAGATGTTGGGTCGCCATAATCAGCAGTAAAAAGATTAATGTACGACTGGTTTCTCATTGACTGTACTAGACCACGGTAGTCAGCATATCCACAGAAAATAACTAAATCATCTCTATGAAGAACATTTTCAGGAATTGCTGCGTAATATGAGCTAA